GACCTCCTGTTCGTAACAAGGAGGTTTTTTTTCAGGCGCCCGAATGGTGAAATAGGTAGACACGAAGGACTTAAAATCCTTTGGCCATTGCGGCCGTGCCGGTTCGATTCCGGCTTCGGGTACCAAGTGTAAAGGTTAATAAGCTGTTTTTCATCTTATTAACCTTTTTTCGTTTTATAGATTTGTCAACATATTGTCAACCTGATTATTTTGTTGCCAAAAAGGCCAGTTTTTCAACCAGCTTTAATAAAAGCGTTTTCATAAATTATAAGTACGATATACTAAGCATAATCAGAAGGTTTAATTCTCTTTTTAACATATTTAAGCCAAACTTCTTCTTCTGCATTCTTTGGCTGTTTGATTCCTTTTATTAGGTCCATTCTATAATCCAGGTCGGCACTTATTTCTTTCATTTGTTCGTCTCTGGCTTCATCTTTTTTTTGCTTCTTTGTCATGGTTTTATTTTATAATTGTTAAAGTAATAAAAACCCGGGCACACCGACCGGCTCTGTTGTAACTAAAGTACTTTTGCATTGTCTAGTTTTGCTTTCTGCTTTGACCTTATCACTTCTACCCTTTCAAGTAAAAATTTACTATTGGCAAATTTGCCGGATAATTTGAAAAATTCATTTCGATACAAATCATTGAGAGATACATCTATCTGGTCAACAGAGAGCGATTGAAACATTGCAACCAGGGAGCCATAATAAAGATATCTCTTTCGTAATTTCAATCGGACATGCAGAATATAATTACCTTTTCCCATCAGTTGCTCTTAATAAATTTGTCAATATCTAAATCAGGAATTAAAACCTGATCAGTGACAGGATCACGAAGCAATATACATATTTTTTCAGCGCCTGTTTCAATTACGGCTTTAATTTGTGCCTCTACTGTGGCAAACCTCCATAATTCAGTGCGTCCTATTGCCCGAACCCATGATATCTGATTGCCTCTTTGGAACTCATGTACTCTTACTGGCCGGTACCCAGGATAGTTTTTTTTAATATAATCCAGTGTTATTTCTGTTTTTTTAGCCATTTTGCGCCACAGATTTATAACGCAAATTTAGAGCGGAACAGTTCAGAATCTACCGGACGTACCGGACGTACCGGACGATAGGAACTATTATATCACTTGTAGTGTCCATAACGCTGCCACTATTGAAACGGTCAGGGCAATAAGTGAAATCCATACAGGAATCCACGGATTCATTTTTTTACGGTTACGATAATCTTCTGATTTCATAATAATGAAGTTTTGACAACTGTTATTTCCTTTTTTTGTAGTGTGAAATTTACGAATTTGGGACCAGTATTATTATATCCGGGCGGGTACCGAATCGAAGGATGAACACCAGCTTTATTAAATTTCATTGAAAATGCTTTTTAACTCAATCATAAATTCAAATTCGGTGCTCAGCTGTTCATGTGTGCTATCTGTGCTCTTCAGGTAATGCGAAAAGAGTTCATCCAGGAAATAATTTCTTTCCTGATCAGGGATCATGGCTTTGAGTTCTTTAAGCCGGTCAATAAGTTCCTCGTTGTTCATGGTTATACTTTTATAAATTACTATTACAGCGACTGTCCAGCATCACAAAGACGATCGAGGTGGAACTTATATTTTTGCTGAAAATAATTCCACTTTATTGGATACTTAACCCTGTCAATTTTACGCAGAACGCCACTATAATAAAGTGATTGAGTAGCGTGCCAGTTAATTTGAGATAATAGCGAAACACGTTCTTGCACTGGTTTGGAATGAATGATTTTCAATAAAATGCTTGTTGCCATATAAATTAATTTTTAAATGGTTTTATATATTTTTTGTGCTTTATTAACTATCCATGAAATAGGAGATTGAAACTTTAAAAGTCTTAAATTATGTCACGGAATGCTTTTTCGAGACTTATTAACAATCTGTTGATTTCAGTTTTCAACAACAAAACTTTATTGATGTACGACCTATTGATAAGTTCTGATGACTTATCATCTTCATTGTTTAGTGCTATGATGTAACTATCAAGCATATCACTAAGTTCTAATGCCGGAATAGAGAAGGAGTCGTTATAATCTAAATGATCATTCACCGCTTCAAGAATTGCCGTTTGTTGATCAGGTGTAAATTTGTGCTTTGTTTCCATAGCTTTTTGTATATTGATTTATGGCACAAACATACACTCAATAAATAAAAAATGTACTATTGACTTTGTTGTTTCTTTGTTGTAACTTACAGCATGATAGTCCATTAGACAATTAAAAACATGCTTTTTCCTTGCTTTATTCAATGATAGCAGAGAGCGGACATCTCTAAAATTGTCTATTGGACAATCTCATTTATTTATACCTTTCCCGAATCATTTCATCATAAGCAGATTCAGTTATCCTGAGTTGCTCCATCAGCACCTCTATTTGCTGCTTTGTATTGTCCCCGTATTTACGAAGTAATATGAAATAGTCTTTCAGATCATCATTATCACGTGCACGGTTAGCCTCTATCAGGTACTGTTCAGCTTCATCCCGGAAATCATCGGCCAAAGCATTCAGTTTCCTTACAATTTCTTTGTCTGGAAACATAGTGTTTAATTTGTCTGTCATCATAGGTTATCGTTTTAGCGTGTCAGTACCTTTTCGTATTTCTGTCAGCAATTCATTTGTAGCATTCAGCAACTTTGTATTCTTGTTAATATCAGCTAAATGATTCATGCTTTCCAATGCAATGTTCCGCTGCTCTTTCAGGCTTTCGGCTGTAATTTGAGAACTGGCACGGATCGCGGAAATGTCGGGCGAAACATCGCTTGTGATATTGATTGTTGGAGCAGGATTATTCCCATTACCAGACATTATTCCTGTATTAAACCGTATGGCCTGAATTTCCGGCACAATACTTTTAAAGATGTTCAGTGAATCAGATTCGATCATTTGTAAAGCCGTGAAGCGTCCCTCTATAGCGTTGCCGGTATCCTGGCTCATGGACTGCCTGGCACCTTGTGAAGCTGCTGATTGGCTTGTGCCTGAACTTGAATCTCCTGTGTATAAGTCTAAACCGTTTTCTTTGCCCCATTTGTTCGCTTCTTCCAAGCCCTGGTTCACCATAGCTATTGCGGGGCCAGCACCCTTGAGGAATCTTACAATATCATCAGCCCAACTATTGTCAATTACGGGCGTTCCATCTGGCTTCATTGGGTTCCCTTCTAAGGGAGTTTTCCCATCGGGTCCAAGTCCGACACTTGCAAACATGTCCGTTTGCATTTTATCCATCAAAGGAGCGAAAGCTGCATTAAAGATCATATTGCTTAAAATATTTTCAAGTACCTTATCAACAGAATCACCGAAAGCCTTAGCCGAATCAGTTCCATCCTCAAAAGCTTTCACCAGGGCATTGCGGATATCATCGCCCATGTTTCCGGCCAGATCTTTAATGACTCCTACTATCTGCTCCCTGGCTGCGTCTGCTGCCTCTTTCCAGTCAATTAAGTTCTGAAGGGTTGCTTTTGTTGCATCTGTTACCTGATTATTTGCAATAAGTGTTTTTGCAAGTTCGGCATTAAAATCCCCATTTGCTTTAATCAAAGCAGGATATACGTCTAAAAGAGGCGCAAGAATATCTTTTTTCTTTGGAGAAAGCAAGCCTACAATGCCTCCAACCAAACCGGCTGTCATCGCTCCTTTTATAACATTCTTATCGTCTATGGCATTCTTTTGCCCGGTTATAGCCTGGCCGTCGGTTAATTTCTTTAACTCTTCATTATATTTTTGATTGGCATCATTTAACGCTGCCGTTGCATCCGTTATTTGCCCGGCGTAATCCGTAAAAAAAATATTACCGTTAATTTGGGAATTGGTTCTTAACTGCTCATTCAATAACAGGTTATACTCTTGCTGGTATTTTATAGCAGAGGCATAAAACTCATCTGATTTCTTTTTTCTTTCTGTATAGGCATCAATAGCCATACTCATCAGGCTTTCAACACTTGCTTTGATAGACGCGTAAGCATCTGCTTTACTTAATGTGGCACCTGATTTTTTAAAAACATCATACAACGATTTACCCAGGTTAACGGCTAATACCAGGGAATCAGCAAGCTCCGCATTATATTGCCTTACTCCTTCAATTAATTGGTTAGACGCATCCAGGATGATACCCCATGTTTTTGCCTGTTTATCCAGGGCAACATTCTTTTTGGCTATATCCAGTTCACCCTGCATCAGAATTGCATCCTTCTGGTCTTTTGGATCGCTTGACGCCTTCAGCTTATCAATAATAATCTGCTGATACATTACATGTATATCAAACAGCTTTTTCAGCAACTTATCTTCACTTTCAAACCCGGTTGATTTAAGGGTTGCCTGTTGGATTGCAACTTGCTCCTGAAAACCTGCGTCTTCAACTGCCGCCTTTATATTAAAGTCTGTGGTAGCTTTTATTCTCTCGTTTTCAATGGCTTTTAATATCTCTCCGTGCCCCACGGCATCATTGGCCATTTTATCATATTTCTCATTGATAGCTGCACGTTGTTTTTCAATACCTGTTAATCTGGTATCGTTAATATCCCGCCAAATCTCTGTTAACTTTTCACCTTCCTTTTCGTTGATCTCAATTATTTTGGCGGTACGGGTTTTTTCTGCTAAAACTATCTTTTCGGTAATTTGTGCCTGATCGGCTTCAGGTAACACAGAAATATATTTAACAGTTTGTTTCCCGGTATTTTTGTCAATGCCTCCATTAACCTCATTGAGCTTCTTTAGTTGTTCGGCCTTTTTGTTAGCAATATCAACAATGGTTTTCTGAAAATCAAGGTCGGCCTGCTTTCTTTCTTTTTCAGCTCCGTCTTTTTGAATGTCTAATTTTTGCTGGTCAATTTCAAGCTGGTTTTGAATTCGCTGCCTGCCTATCTCTGTTTCATAATCAAGTTGGGACTTTGACAACTTGTTTCTTTCTTCTATTGCCTTTTTAGCATCAGCGGCTGCTTTGTCATCCTCAGTTTTTTGTAAAACTACAAGTCGTTGTTTGTCCCTTCGGTTGTTGATATTAATTGCAGCTTCTGCTTCGTTGGCTGCTTTTAGGCTTTTAGCTATGTCGGCTCTATCGGCCATAGGCACCTTTGAATACTTTTCATTTATTTTTGCAGCTGCTTCACCTTCTGTGCCAATTTCTTTTAACTGCTTAACAATCTCCTTACCCCTATCCGAAAATCTGACTGTACCCGATCCTTCAGTTTTTAGTTTAATGTATTCCTCTCCTTTTTCAATTGCCTTACTTATGGATGAATAGTTTGTTGCAATAGTTGCAACTTCAAGTTCTGTTAAGCCGTTATCTGAAGCTATTTTCTTCAGCTTTACATTATACTCATCTCTGGCAAGTTTTGCCTCTTCTGTGAGTTTTTCTGTTTGTAAAGCAATGATATTTGTCAGTGCTTTTTTTACCACCTTTGAATCAGCGGAGTAAGAATCAGCCCTGTTTTTGCCTATCTCAATATCAAACTTTGATGACCGTACAAGAGTTTCATTTTTCCGGTTTTCAATAATATCCATCGCATCCACATAATCAGTGGCACCTTTTATCGCTTTTTTAAGCCCATCAAGGAAATTGCTCCAGTCGCCCGAAGCAATTGCTTTAAAGAAATAACCTGTGGCGGATGTTGATGCTGCTACAGCCTGCTCAAACAGATTTGCGGTCGCTTCTGTTGATGCGATAATGGCTTTGCCTATCTTCATTGCAGCAGTAACCGTAAACAAGCCAATGGCCCATTTGCTTAATGAATTGATAATACCAGCCTGCGAATTCTCCTCCTGCTTATTGGCTATCACCTGTTGTTTCTGCATACCTATCAAGGTTCCCTGCTCCTCAACCAAGGCTTTCCTAGCGCCCCGTATATCACCGATAATACCCAGTTTGTCTTTCCCTATTGAATCAGGCAGTTTCTTTTGTAAATTAGTAATTTCCTGTTCTATATCCTTTATAAGTTGCTTCTGTGCATTTATAGCTATTTTAATAGATGCTGATGATTGATCAGTAAATCCCTTAAAAGAACCGGCCATTGCCTCAGTTTCGGTTTTAGTTGTACTGCTTAAATCCTGCATAGCTGACTTCATGTTTTTAGGCATCTGAGTAGTAGCATCATTAAGACCGGAACCAACATTTCTAAATGCAGAATCTATTCTTGCAGTCTCACTTTCCGCGCTTTGACCAATACTTTTAAATTTTTGCCTTATTTTTTCAGCATCTTTTTCCAGTTGATCGGTGTCAATTCCAGAATTAAAATTCAAACCTCCGTTAGTAGTATCCATAGCGTTACGACATTAATTATTTATACTTAGTTTTTAATTGATTTATTAATTGAGGCAAAACTCTCTTTGCCAGTGATTCAGCAGAATCTAAAACATTTAATCCTTTTGCTTCGACATAGACTGCATAGTGCATGCCTGCAACAACGATAAGGACGTAACCAGTTGCGTATTTACTTGCAAGAGCGTAAGCATATGACTTTGCAACTGAAATGCCATCCTGACCCTCCCATTTAACGGTTGTGGTATGCCTTTTCCTTGTGCTTATACTTGAATAAGAAACTTTCATCTTTCCGGATCCTGCTTTCGAGAAATCCTCTTGTATAACATGGCCGTTCACCACAATCACATAACCAATACTTGACCGTAAATTGCTTGTCTGATCCTGATAGTTGCCATTTTCCCGGGCCTCAGTAACACACATTTCACCAAGTATTTTAAGTGCTTCAATGATATCGCGGTGAACACGTTCCTTGAAGTCTCTGATCTTTTTATCAATTGCATTATAATCGAAATTCGCTTTTATCATCTCAAGTGTGCTTATTGATTATTTGAGCATTGAAAGAATATCCTTATTATCATCGATCCAATCCACACGGCCAGACTGGTACCTGTCTTTGTTCTCACTGGCCCAGCTTTTAATTGATTCAGGTAAGGTTTTGATCTGTGGAGGTAGATTGGGGTGCGAAGTGTCATACGTTGCCAGGTAGTCCCCTATTTCCTTATCAGAGGCCAAAACACTTGTTACTCTACACATGCACATCACATGCCATCCACTCCATTTTACTGTCTTAGGGTAGATCCCCTGGAGCTCATCGCAAATATCACCTTTAGGCATTCTGTCGGGATGACTTCCAGACAATGAAATTTTAATACCTGTAACGAATGGCAATGATTGAATACGATCATACTGAGCCAATCGATAAGCTTTATTGATCTCATTGCGGGCCAGTCTCAATGCATTCTTATAACTGGATCGGTAAACGCCCCGGCCGGGATTATAAGCCTCAGCTGCTTTTGATAATTTAAGTCCTCCTGTTTTAGCTTCCGCAATTCTCCTAAAAAGCTTATCAGGCTCTTGCAAGTGCCTGGTTAAATCCCTGGCTATTTGCGCAGCGCCGCGACCGTCAACTACACCCAGCTGCAAAATCTGTTCAATTTCAAATTTTAGAGGCCCTTTCAGTTTCCAGACTCTTTCAGAAAGTTTCAGGCCCTTTGTTTTCCTGATCAAGAATTCATCCAGGGCACTTTTGCGCTGAGCGAACAATCCTTTTTCAGATAGCTGTTTAAACATATCGGGTGTAATTTTATCTATTACATCTACCATGCTTTTTTGATCGCCAAGTATCAAGCTCTTTTCAATGCCAGTTGTAACAATGACATTAATACGATTGAGAAAAGCAGTAATTACTGTATCCAGTTCTTTCGACAATTGCCCCAGGTTGGCAGTTCCTGATATTGGTACAGGATCACCATTACGAATGTATAACCTTACACGCCCATTTTCAGAAATCACTTTGATCAATAATAGAAAAGCAAGAAGCAGATCCCGGGTTGTTTCATTATCATTCTCTTTTTGAAGCTTTTCAATTTCTTCAGGGGTCAGGTTTTGTAACTCTTCGTAAGTCATAACTTTTCTCAGTTTTTAGGGTAATTTTCTTGTTTATTGACAATCGGTTGACATTTTCAGGATTAAATAAATGTTATTTACATGATTATACGCTGTTTACACTTGTGAATTAGTAACCGTACTACGAATCGAATTGATATTTCATGATTTTGAAAGCAGTGAATTATACTTTATTGATGCTTTAACTTTTGGAATGTTTTGTCTATTGGTCAATTGCAGATTTTCAAATATTAATTATCCAGTCCGGGGCAAATTTGACCTTATTGTCTTCAGTATAGAACAATTGAGTGATCCGGTTTATAAATTCATCCGGGCTGTTATACTTAAATCCTGATTTATTCGACTGTTGAAATAACTCATAAAGCCTGGTTAAATCTTCAGCAACTTGCAAGGAGCGGCTATAAAATTCTAGCTGCTCGGGGGTTTCGATGAAAACGGTGTAAGCCTTTTTGATACCATCTTCAATCTGTAAAAACCCCTCTTGGTCAATCTTCAAAAACTTCCAGGCAATAGGCATTCGATTATACAGCGACTTCTTCGCGTTCTCACAGTCACGTTCCAGTTGCTTAACGTCCGAGCGATCCATGTGCAGATTTATGGAATGAAGCGCTAATGTTTCAGGGAGGTTTTTAATTGAATCGCTTTCCTGAAGGTCTTTTTTTATTCTCTTTGTCAATATGTCGGAGCCGGTAAGAAATAGGTTTTCAATAAATGGCATTTCATCCGGTTTTAGTTGCTTCATTTGCAGTTTATAAGCCTTTGAAAGTACATTGTTAAGCCCGGCAATGACGCTTTGTGCTTCATTCATATCATGATCGTATTGAAAGGAATTAAAAAATACTGCCTTTGATTCAGGTTGTTCTGATTGTTGATTTTGCTTTTTCATTTTTATAGTAAGTTACGGTTTGTAATTTTTTCACTTTCGGCCCATTTAAGGATGTCGGCGGTTACCTGTTTTGATGTGGTTTCCTGTTCCTGTTCAGGTTTATCGAGTTCACCGGAAGCCCATAGCCGTATATCCTCTTCAGCAGAATCTTTTTTAGTATTTTCCAAAAGATGCGCATTTTCGGGCTTCATTAATAGCTCCCTGATTTTTTCTTTCAGGCTAATAATTTCCTGATCATTGTTTTTTGTTGACATGGTTTTAAGATTATAGATTGTTAATTTTATGCTTTTGGTTGTAAAAAAAACAACCTATTTTCGGCATCTACTGCCGGTATATTAATCATGAGAAAACGGTAACATTCCCGCCCTTCTATATCGGTTTTCTCAAAATATGGAGTACGTGCCAAGGGATGAACATCGTCATATTCAGTAAATGGAGTGCCTGAATAAATATAACCTTCTGAAAATTGCGAATCTGAAAAGGGCGCTTTCATCTTTTCAACATCTTCAGATGTAAACTTTTCCCCTGTAATTGAATCAGTGAAGCCCGTTAACTCTGTTTTGATTAGCAACCTACAGGGTCCGACGGGTGGAACGTTGCTAAGATTTATCTTTCCTGCAACCAAATCTTTTAAAAACTGCCTTTTATTCATTTAATAATTTTATTTTTTGTTCCATACTTCTCTTTCATTTGCAGGTAAAATCACAACTATTTCAGCTCTGTCAATAACCGCTTCAGGTATTTCTTTTCCTGTAGTTGCTTCAATTATTTTGCCTTCTTTCATGATCATTACCAATGATTTAGGCAGTAGGTCTTTCATGCTAATTTCACCGGCTATTAGCTTTTTTAGTAATTCTCTATTTTTGTTTTCTTTCATGATTCTATAAGTGTTTACCGTTGGCAATTGCTTGTGAAAATATTTGATCAGCCAGCCTGTCAACATCATCATCAGAAAGCCGGTCAATTTTGGATGAGATGTCAAATTTTGTAGGTTCAAAGAATCCTAATAGATCACTTATTTTTGTTAAGGCTGTTAATCTATCATACAACTTCACTCTAACATATTCCACATCAACCAGAACAGGGTCGTTATTGGTACCGTCATTTCTCTTTATGGTTTTGGTCGAAATTTCCTGAATCGCTGCTTTATCAATATCAGGGATCAGATCAAAGTCTTTGCGCTGAATCCATGAATTATGAAGCCGGGAAATATTCGAGAAAGCTATTTCAGAAAAGCCATTTAAAACCTTCAGTTTTGTGATTCCTGATGCTTTTTCCAGATCATTCTGGATTTCTGAAATGTATTTTTGAATCTCAACATTTCTCAACAATCGACTACCAATCGAATACGCTGTACTCATACTATACCCCGCCCGGATCGCTGCCTGAGTTCTATTCAAATCAATACAAAATTCCTGAGCGAAGCGCTTTTGTTTTGCAGTAAGGGTAGTTTCTTTAGTTGGTTCCATAAGTCCGGATTAAAAAACACTTTTCATTGAGGGATTATAAGGCACAGCTACACTTTCGAGGTTCTTTTTTAAAGCCATGAACACTCTTTGACCTGATCTGTAATTTGGTTTATCTTCAACTATCTCAATTGAATCCTTCAATTGAATCCGGTTGTATGTAGTATAAAGCGTTACCTTTTCTTTAATTGACAATTGCTTTGGCATGGATAATAATCCGGTGCATTTAGTTAGTGAATTATCAAAGAAATCATTCAGGCTTTTTCTTTGCATTTGTAAATCATTAAGTAAAGTATCAAAAACCGATTTTTCATAACACACATTTGATTCATATCTGACATTCAGAATTCTTTTCATTTCATCTGGATAGAATCCTTTATCTAAAAGTGATTTATATTGCTCAATACTGACTTTTTCAGCACCGTAACTTAATATACCTGTTAGATTAGAATTAAATTGATAAAAGAGTTTTTCTATTTCAGTTTCAGATAAATATCCTTTTTCAAAAGTTTCCTCTTTCAATTCTTTTCCTTCTTTCCCTATTTCCCGCATTAATTCCTCGTTTCGAGGGGTTTTTCCGGAAATAACTGTATCTGAAAGCCCGTATTTATTGAGATTTACTAAAAGGTATACAAATTCGCCCTTTATACTTTTCCTCTTTCTACTTGCTTCAAAGTATCGCTTCTGTATTCCGTTACTTGTTAGAATTCCATACTGATCAAATAGGCTTTTGTTGAATATTTCTCTGTTCAAACACTCTTCAATAATCTGATTAATTTCATTTTTAGGTATACCAGTATCATACTTTGAAAAAATAATTACAGCATCTTCATTCCAATCTAAATAAAATCCATCACGGTATATTTTTGCAAATAATTGAATTACTGCCAGCACTCCCCTCGGTCCATGTTTTGCCCTGATGAATTGAATTTTGGCATCATTGAAGAAATCAACATCCATATTGAAATAATCCAATCCGTTCTTTGTAGGTCTGGCCATTAGTTACCACCCTCCATATTTGCTTTATAGAAACCTGCAGGGCTGCCGGAAATCTTACAAAAGCCATATTTAACCAATAAAACATGTTCTTTTTTTCGAAATCCGGCAACATACCTACACACGTTAGCCCTTTCAATTCCAGTTATTTTAGCAACTTCAAGCATTGTTTTTGGTTGCCCTTCAAATGCAAGAAGTACTTTTCGCCTTTGGCCGTTATACTTTTCAAAACTTGATTCTTGCTTATGAATACCGGCAGGGTTGTTTCTACCTGAAAAACTTTGGAAGATTGCTTTTATATGGTTCATATCAATATATTTTGGGGTCTTCGCCTGACACGCTGATTCCGGTTCCTTCCAAAAGCAATCCTAAATTTAGAGCTATATCAGAAACTGTGGAGTTTTCTTCCTGGATTCTTTTCAATTGACTTTCCCATGATCCGGTATGCAATTTATGAGTCCACGCATCGTGAATTTGGGATTTGAGATATAATCTAAAATTTCCGGGATTTATCGTAAATGTCTGAATTTTATATCTTTTTATTGTTTCAATAAACTCACTATAATCCTTCCCTTCGCATCCGAGTGATTTAATTGCAGAAAATTCACCAATGTATGTATTGTTGTATTCCTGGATACTTATAAATTCAGGTGAAGTTTTGTAAATAAGTCGCAAAGCACGTGCAATGTCATCAGCTGCACTTGCTAACATATAGGAAATTGAATCCTCGGTTGAATTATATTCCATGATCCATTATTTTATGGCTTATTACAATTAAGCTGTTACTGTGGACTGGAAAATAAGTACCTTTGCATTGCTTGTTGAAAGGGTTTATTTCGGAGCTGGTTCCTAGCAGGGAGCTGGCTCCGGTTCGTTTAGGCTGGCTCATTCTCCAAAAGTTTTTGAATGTCCGACAAGCGATATCTACTCTTACCTCCTACCTTGATTGATGGCAGGTATCTGTTTTGTCCCCAGCGCCACAATGTTGAATTATCGATTGCAAGCATCTCACACACTTGTTTAGGGGTAAGGTACTTTGGTTGTGTTTCTGGCTTTGTTCTTTCTGCGATTTCAGCCATGAACGTATGAAGGTCGTCTATTCCTATTGTAATAGATACTCCCTTTGTTCCGATTAAATCTTTGATATCCATTTGCTTTATTTTTATTCAAATGTACATCTGTCAATTTGGTGTATGTTTAGTGTGCAAGCATACATTTTGCAAAAAAAAACCGGCATATCACATTGAATGATAAGCCGTTAAAAATTAACTACTAAAATAACTTAGTGCTGACTTAGTGTCAACCTTTCTTTTTTATTCAAATATTGTGTCTGGTACTACTTTGGCAATATTATGCCCCCATTTATTGTGGCTGTCTAAATCATATTTTTTAGAGCAAACACTCTTTTTTATATTTAAAGATTTGCAAACATCGCTATACCACTCATCACCCATGTATTTCGATAATCTATAAACAAGGTAGTACAAACGTGAATTTCCAGTCTCTTTAATAATAATACTTTCAAAGTTACCACTATGCACCGACTGTAAGAATTCCTCTAATGTGTTTTGTATTATCGCTTTACAAAGAGGGTAAACAAGTGAAAGCACAGAATCACTACACAGGTATTTTATCCCTGAGCTACCCTTTTGTTTATCCTGACATTTTTCTTCACAGAATTTTATAGTTTCTTCAAGTAATGGTAAACTATTGATACAATAATCTTTTAGTGCTTTGAGTTGATCAGGTGTATATTCCTGACTGAATGCCACTGGTTCATAAATAGCATATTCCATGAACCACCTTTTTAGATCCTTTAGTCCAGCAAGTTTTATTTCATATTCCTGATGGGATAATGATACATCAGAGTATAAACCCTGCCTTAATTCCTCAAAGTATTTTTTTAGACTTTTTTTTCTTTGCAGAAAATTGCCATGTTCGGAAACTATTTCTTTTAGCTGGGCGAACATTTCGCCAATAGATATTTTCTCTTCCATTTAGTCTAAAAAATTAACAAGTTCTTGTTTCTGCTGTTCGTCTATCTGCCTGTATCTGGCAAATGCTTTGCTCCCTGGCTTATGGCCTGACAATTCACTTACCTGGTTAGGGTCTTTTACTTTGTTGTAGAGGTTCGCTATAAAGGAACGGCGACACAGATGCGAAGAGGCAATTTCATTTAATGGCTTCTTTTCTTCGTCGCGTGTCGTTTGGTTTAATACTGTTACTAATCTGGTAAGTTTGGCAACTGTGAATATTACCTTTATCGCAATATTATATTTTTGCTCAAGAATTAACGGTAACAGGCTCTTGCCTGGTAAATCAGCATACAATGATAGTATTTCATTCGCTTTTTTATTCAGTGGCACACGCACAGTTACCGGCCTGTTATCCTTCGTTTTCCTTGCAATATATTCAATGGCTCCATTTATTACATTGTCTTTTGTGAAGCCGTATAAATCCGATACCCTGCAACCTATCATGCACTGAAACACAAATATATTACGTTGGTCTGCTAATCCTGGCGAAGCTGAAAAGTCATAATTGTAAAGGGTGTTAATTTCATCCAAAGTAAGATAATATGGAGTTCCGTAAATTGCTGGAGTTTCATCGTAGCCCCTGAAAGGATTTTTTGTAGTTAACCCCTCTTCCAGGCTCCAATTTATAAACGTCCTCAATTTTGTCATATTGACATTGATTGTGTTCAGCCCTCTAGGTTTGGGTAACCTGCTTTCCTTAATGGTTTCATAAATTTTAGGATATTTCTTGCATAGCTCATGTTCTGATAACATAAACTTTTCAAAATTCCTGATCGTTTCAGTATTAATCGTTTCGAAGTTCAGGGAGTATTTACTATCCTGCATACGCATAACAAGCTCAAACCGCTGCAGTGAACGAAATACAACCATGTAATTATTTTTTCTTACCTCCGATATTTTCCAGATACTCAAAAAGTGATTGAAAGCTTCAAAGAATGAAAGTTTAGTTACTTCTGTTGTGGCTGTGTATTTCTCTGGAAATTTCCATCTTTCAATGGTTTCTTGTAACCAGCTTTTTGAAATTGCTGTTTTGTCAGCATTGGTATACCTATCAATAATAAAATTACTTAACTCTGACAGCCTCGTTTGCAGCTTAACAAGGTCTTTCTGTTCCGGTGTTTCGATACGTGGTATTATAATGTTGCCATTATTAAACCTCTTTGGATTGACAGATAAACCGGTTTTGCCTCTGAAAATTAATCCCCGACCGCCGATGAAACGCATGTAAATTTCAGCCTTACCGGTGATCTTTTCAGCTTTTTTGGATAGCGAATAATTAATCTTTGCCATATCGATAATTTAAGCCGTTGACAAAAGTGTTTTTGTAATTAAAATTACTGTCAACAAAGATACATAATATGTCAACCAAAACAATGATCTATGCAATATTAAACAACACTTGCAATAAAATATTTTAATATGTTATTTTGCATTCCCTTTATAATATTGATGTGTAGCATGTTTTTATAGGTAGCAACAAAAATACCACATTGCATTATTCGTGTCCGGCTTCGGGTACTGGACCAAATCCCCGCTCTTTAGTGGGGATTTTCTTTTAATACCAATTCTCTTTGCTCCACATCTTTAGTTTCTGATCCCCTTAACGGTGCTCATTATTCCAAATTGTATTTATATATTTATTTATTTTGTACATAACTCCAGCTTTAATACCGAAATAAAAATTATGGGCACTCCCATAATCGCCTTGACTATTAGGG